CCTATCGGGCCTGTCGAGGGACTTCCAATCGGGTAATACGCAATTGGGTGCCAACGCATCGGGCCGTGCGCAGATCGTCCTTGACGACATTCAGAGCGACCGCTTCGCGCTCTTTCAGTTGCACGACTCGCTCAGCATGGTCGACGTCGGCGCGCTCGTAATCGACGAGGCGCGCGCCATCGCGGCCGAGTGTCCCAAGAGCGAGCAGGCGCCGTGGATCCGCGAACACAAGTGGGGGAAGGTCGAGCTTGACGAAGGGCTCTACCAACTCAAGCTCGAACCGATGAGCTACCTACCCGACACGCGCGCGGGTCAGCTCGCGGCGATCGAGCAGTACGCGCAGGCTGGCCTCATCTCGGATCCGACCGAGGTGCTCGACCAGATGGATAACCCCGACCTTCAGCGGATGAATCGCAGCAAGCTCGGGCCCCGTCGCGCCATCGAGCGCGTGATGGAAGGTCTGGCCGACGTCGACGTCGACTTGTACACGCTCTCGCCGGATTCGTTCTTTCCCCTCGAGCAAGGCATCGCCACGGCGAGGGCCGAACTCGACGATGCATGGGCCAACGATGCCCCCTCGGAGGTCTGCGAGCGGTTCCGTCAGTGGATCCGCCTTGCGGACTACCAACTCCAACAGATGCAACCACCGGCACCCGCTGCCGCAGCTCCCCCGCCCGCGGTTCAAGGCCCGGGCGGTCTCCCACCTCCTGGTGGCGGAATGCCGGTGGGTGCAGCTCTGCCTGCCGACATGGCGATGGCAGCGCAAGCCGCGCCAGCTGACATGGCGATGGCGCAAGGACTCGCATGAGCGACGCAGCGATCACGATTGACCCCGGCGCCGGTGCGCCTAGCGCGCCCCCTGAGGCCCCGAGCGCGCCCGCAGAGAGCGTTGAACTCCAAACCTGGTACGAGCCGAAGAAGCTCGACCCGGCGCTCATAGAGCGGCTCATGGCGAAGCAGGCCGAGCGCGAGGCGCCCCCGGTGGCTGCCACTGCGCCCGCGGAGCCAGCGCCGGACCAGAAGCCGCCCGCGCCAGCGGCTGCCGACGCCAAGGCCGAACCCAAGGCCCAGACCCCGGCGGAGGCCGTGGCGGCATGGGAGCGCGTCAACCTGCGCAACGCCGAGCTCGAACGCCGTGAGAAGGAGCTGGCCGAGCGCGAGAGCAAGGTGCGCGACGTTTCGGCCCGGTTTGGACAGGATCCGCTCGAGACCATCCGCGACCTCGCACGCGCGAGCCTCGGGCCTGGCGCGACGCCAGAAGAGATCGAGGAAGAGGTCGCGGATCAGATCTACGCACTCAACCTCCGCACCACCGGCCTCGAGGTCGACAAGAACAACCCCGCCTACCTGGCTCGCCGCAACGCCCGCGAGACACGCGCGATCAAGGCGGAGATGCGGCGCGTGCAAGAGCAAGCGAAGCTCGAGCGCGAGATGGCCGCGAAGTCCGCGGCCGAACTCGAGCACCGGCAAAAGGTTGCTGACGCAACGAAGCTCGTCGGCGCCGCCTACAAAGAACTAGCGCCGAACTTCCGCTACCTCAATTACTCGCAGCAAGACCCAGCCGAGTTGATCGTCAACTTCGTCCTACAGGAGCACGAGCGCACCGGCGAGGTCCTCGAGATCCGCCAAGCCGCCGAGGCTCTCAACAAACACTTTGAGCAGATGTACCGCCCAATTTTGGAGCGGCATGCGGCCGAGACCGCCTCTGCTTCTAGTCCGCCGAAAGCAACTGAGCCACAGGGAGCGCCACCAGTCCGGCCTCGCTCGTTGACGAACGCTGACGCCTCCGAGGGTGCGACCGCTCATCGTTACACGATGGATGAGTACGGTCGCCCACCGCCTCAGGAGGTACGTTGGCGTGACTCGATGGAGCGATTCCTGGCCAAGCAACGGCCCGGCTGATCCCTCGTCGAGTGGCGGACTCCTTTTACGCAAGGAGATCCGACCATGGGTATCGACATGTCTACGTACGCTGCAATGTTGAAAGAACATTACAGCCCAGGTGAGGTAGAAAACATCGGCTTTGACGGCAACGCCTGCTTTGCGCTGATGAAGAAGAAGCGCCAGATGTTGGTGGGCGGCAAGAAGTGGATCCAGCCTGTCGGCACATCGCTCGTTAATCGAGGATCGTCGACGTTCTCAACCGCTAACGGTGCGTCCGGCGGCGGCGTCGCGAACAACCAATCAAACTACGATGCGTTCGAGGTCGAGCGCGCTGCGCACTACCGCGTTGCGCGCCTCGACAATCAGACCCTCGAAGCGTCCGATACTGGCAAGATCGACGCATTCGAGCCGGCGATCGACGAAGTGAACAGGTGCATCAAGGCGGAAGGCAACTGGGCCAACTTCCGTATGTACCGCGGTCGCGGCGGGTGGATCGGGAGGATGACTAACACGGCCTTTAACACCACCGCGATCACTGTCGACGATCCGGCGGCGCTCTGGGCCGTCAGCAAGAATGACGTGATCCGGTTCTCGTCGACGGATGGCACGTCCGGCGCGTTGCGTGCCGGCTCGCTGACCGTTGCTAGCGTCGTGCACCCGGCTCCGGGAGGCACTGGCATCATCAACGTGACCGCGAACATTGACCCGACGATCACGGGCCCGACGACGAACGACTACATCTTCCTCGACGGCGACTTCGGCGCCGCTCCCGCCGGATTTTCGGATTACGTTCCGGACACCGCGGCCGAAGCGGCCACGACCCTCTTCGGGTTCGATCGAAGCGTCGACAACCGGCTCGGCGGAGCGCGCGTTGATGGTCGCTCGATGTCGATCCATGAACTCATCACCGACATGGTGTCGGTGCACGTGTCGTTCAGTGGCGAGTACGCGAGCGGTCGTAAGACGCTGTTCGCGCACCCGTTCACCTTGGGCAACCTGAGTAAGCAGATCGACGGTAAGTGGATTATTATGCAGGCCGCGAGCTACGAAGGTGGCAAGTCGGCGTCGATCGGAGTGCGCGCCTTCCAGGTGGACATGATGGGCGTTCAGCTCAACATCATCCCGGACCGCATGTGCCCGGTGAAGCGCACCTACCTGATCGACCTCGAAGCGTGGACCCTCTTCCACACGGCCACCTTCCCGCACTTCCTCCTCGAGAAATATGGAAATGGCGTGCTCAAGCCATCTGAGACGCTCGATGGTTGGGAAACCCGTGTAGGCGGTTATTTGAATAGCTGTACAAAGTCGCCTCAAAGTAACGTCGTCGGGCTAGTCGCCTAAGGGAGAACTCATGGCCTTTAACCGAACAGTACAGTTGGTCAAGAGCACGGCGGTTGAGGCCGTCATGGTCTTCGCCGACTTCACGGGAGCGGGCGCGGCGGCACCGACGGTGTCGGCGTCGACCGTGCTCCTCCCCAAGGACAACTTCGCCAGCTCGATTGACCTCACGGACACGACGATTACGCGGAACGGGGCCGGTGACTACACGTTCCTATTCCCGCAATCGCCGGCGACGGTTCTCAACGTGTCCGCGGGTGCGCGCGGGGCGACCGATCTGGCCGCCACCGTGTCGACCTGGTCCATCTCAGATGGGCGTCTATCGGTGACGGTCAAAACGTGGACGCCAGCCGGCGTCGCGACGGACCTGGCCGATGGGACCGACTTCTTGCGGGTCGCCATCGTCGGCAACTTGAGCACCACGTAATCGACTAGGAGGCCCCATGCCGGTCACGCTCACGTTGGCACAGCTTAGGACACGCGTTCGATTCCTCGGGGACTTCGAGAACTCGAGGGTGATCAGCGACGCGCGTCTGAACGAGGTGATCAACACGAACTTGCGCCGGCTATGGGACCTCCTGCTCGACCACCGTGTAACGCCCTATGTTGTGCAGCAGGGCGGCAATCCGACCACGGTCGCCGGACAGTCCGATGTCGACCTGGCTGCGAACTTCTACCGCTTGCGCCAGGTCCTGGTGCAAAACAGCGGCTATTGGTATCCGCTCCACGAGGTCAACCGCACCGAGGCGTGGCGCTACCAGCAGGGGCCGCAGCCGTGCGGCCTGCGGTACACGTTCCGCAGTAACACGCTCCGGTTCTTTCCCACGCCGGACGCGGAGTACCCGTTACAGATCGAGTACTACCCGACAATGACGGCGCTCACCCTGGATGCGTCGACGTTCGACTTCGTATCGGGGTCGGATGACTGGCTCGTCACGAGGTGCGTCTACGATCTGAAGATGCGCGAGTCCATGCCGGCCGGCGAGTGGCTGCAACGCGCACAGCTGCGCGAGCAGGAACTCGTCGACAGCATCTCGGACGTGAACGGCGGCGAGCCGTTCCTCTTGTCCGGCGGCGTCGACACGTATTACGGCGACGGTTGGGGCGGGTGGAACTGGTGAGGGGGGCGCGGTAAATGCCCCGCGCGTACCCGACACGCCCGGCGCAGGCGCGCGTGGTGGCGGCGCCGCTGGTCGAAGATCCGACCGTGGCGCGTGCCATTGCGCAGGTGTCAGACGCAGTCGCCGAGGAACAGCGCAACCCGATCATTCCGCGCTCGGGCGTTATGGGTGAACTCTTTTACCGCCAGCGGAATGGGACGCTAGCCGCCTTGGCCCCGGGGGCCGAGGACGAGCAACTCCTGGTCGTGGACAACGTTCCCGCCTGGCGGAGCGCCGCGGTGCATGGCGACTACGTGATGACCACTGCGGGCAGCTCGCTGACGCAGCTCGCAGCCAACTGGGCCTATGGGATCCTCGGGTCCTATGGGCTCATCACGTCAACTGCCGCGACCGTTGCTGCGTGGTCGCCGCCGCTCATCGTGGGAGATCGGGCGAAGTCGCTCACGCTTCTGCTCGGGGGAGACAGCGCCGTCGATGCTACAATTACCGTGATCCATCGGGCCGCGAATGGAACGAACGTATCGCTTCAGAGCACCACGTTCTCCAACGTGGGGCCCGTGTCGCCGCTGTCATACGACTTCTCCGACTTCACGCTCGCGCCTGGTGAGTCGATCGTGGTTGGTGTCGCTGCGAATGCTGCGAACCTAACGGTATACACGCTCCGCCTTACCTACGATCACCCAGCCTGAGGACGCCGCCATGCCATTGCCGCCTAGCACGTACATGTCCCTCGTTCTCCCGACGCCCGGCGCCGATTCGGGAGTGTGGGATGACTACCTGAACGCGGCACTCGGCGGCCTCGTCGACGCGCACACGCACATCCCCGGCGAAGGGCGCCAGGTGCCGACGGCGGGCATCAACATCAACGAGGACCTGTCCATCGGGAGCAACCGTCTCACGTTCGTGAACGGCACGGCGTACAACAACCTCCCGGCAGTACTCACGACGGGAGCGCGTGAAACGTTCGTCTCTGGCGGCAACCTGTACTACCGCAACAACTCGGGCCAGAACGTACGCATCACGCTCGGCTCGACGATCGACTTCACGGGATTCGGGGGCATCGGCGGCGATTACGCAACGGTCGGCGCGCTCCTCCAGTACGTCGACTCGGGCGACAAGTACCAGTTCCTCCAGGAGGATGTTCTCGGGGTCCGGCACTTCGCGAAGAACGAATCGGCCGACGTCATCCTGCACCCATTCCACGCTGCGGGCGCGCCTGGCGACGTCGTACCAGCGACGACAATCAAAGCGAACGCATCGCTCGCGGCTTCGTACTCCCTCACGTTGCCGACGGGGCTGCCGGCCGGGTCTACGGTGGTCAAGGTCGACAATACCGGCGCATTGTCGTTCCCCGACAACGCCGGCAATCTCACCGTCGACGACCTTACGGTCGAAGGGGCGGCGACGTTCGAGGCTAACGCGACGTTTGAGTCCACAGCGACATTTGAGCAGGACGCGACGTTTCAGGCCGATATCAAGCATGGAGATCGTGTTCTCGCCGTTACGTCCTACGCGTTCCAGCTCGGAACCGCCGCCGACTGGAACGTCCTGGGGCTCGGCATCATTAATACGACGGCGGCCACTTTCGCGTATTGGACATCCCCGCTTCTCACCGGCGACCGCGTTAAGACGATCACGTTTCGCATGGAGGGGAACATCGGAACGACCGGCGATGTCAACGCAACGGCGTTCCTAGTCAGCGCGACAGGCACGACGAACATCATCGGCAGCACAACGTTTTCAAACTTGCCCGTCGCGGATGACGATTACGTTCTCGATCTAACCGACTCCACCCTTGCGGCCGGCGAGACCGTGTTTTTCTCGTTGGAGTTCACCGAGTCCGGCATGGGCCTCTACAACGCTCGCCTAACGTTTGACCGCCCCTAGACCATGGCCCTGAGCGAAATCGCCATACCGATCGCCTTCGCCGGCGGCGTCGACACGAAGGGGGATCCAAAAACGATCATCCCGGCGAAGCTACTCGACTTGCAGAACGCGACGTTTACGCGTTCGGGCACTCTGTCGAAGCGCACCGGCTACGACGCGCTCTCGCGCCTCGTCGACGGCCAGGATGATCCGTATGTGTCGCCGCACTCCATCGCCGCCCGCGGCGAGGAGCTCGTCCTGTTCGCCGACGATCACCTGCTGAGCTACCGCGAGTCATCGGACACGTGGAGCAAGGTCGGTTACGCGTATCCGATCACCGACACCGAGCGCGACATCGCGGCGACGTCGTCCGACCAGTCGCTCGCCGACTTGGCGACGCTTGATGGCATCACGGTCGTGGCGTGGGAGGACTCGCGGGGGGGCGTGTGGTACTCGATCGCAGAAAGCGCAACGGGGCGTCTCTTGCGCGCCCCGGGACAACTCGATGCCGCCGGCGAGCGCCCACGGGTCGTGGTGTGCGGTGACCGCCTCCATGTGTATTACGTGGTCGCATCTGCGTCGCAGATCCGCGTGCTGGTCGTAAATCCGTCGACATATGACGCCAACGCGACGACGGCCATTCTGGTCGACGACATCAACGCCGCGGTGCCGAACTATGACGCCATGACGCTACCGCCGCTCCTCGGCGCCGGCGCGTGCATTGTGTGGATCTTAGCGACGGGGGGGTACCGGGTTGGGTACGTCGACCCGTCGGGAGTGATCGGCGGCGCCGGCATCGGCTGGCCGTCGGCGGCGTCGTGGCCAACGGATGCGATCGATGGCCCGGTGTCGATCGCCGCGGGTTCGCAGGCCGGCATCGATGAGCCGTTCCTGGCGGTGTTCTGGGGCGACGGGTTCGATCTGAAATACCGCTTCCTACAGGCCGCGTCGCTTTACACGAGCATCGCCAACGGCACGCCGCTCACACGCACGAGCACGTATGCGCGGATCGCAACGGCGACGCGTATAAACACTGCGGCGGCGAAATTCTGCGTGAACGTGTGGGCCGAGGAGGAAGCGACGGCGGGCATCGCCAACGATCCGGACAACCGCGTGTGGTTCGCCACCGTGCAGATCGACGGCGGCGATTCCGTGAGCTCCGTGCCCCTCCGAGGTCATGGCCTCGTGAGCCGCGGGTTCACCCACAATAACCGGTGCTACGCGTGCGTCGTGCACCCGGTGCCGTTCTTCCCGTACGTGGCGCTTGTGAACAATCACATCGAGGACACGGGGACCCCAATCTATAGCGCCGCCGGTCGGTTCTGCGTCGGCACGTCCGATGGCCTTCCGACCCGGCGCCATTTGCCGAGCATGAGCGCCATCGCCGGGGGTTTTCAGTTCGCCGCGCTCGCGCGCGAGCAAGTGGACGCCAATCCGAGCGGCCAACAGTTCACAGAGACCGGCATCCGGCAGATCCGTCTGATGATGGATGACCCGAATGCGCTCCAGTCGGTCACCTGGGCAACGGACCTCATCATCGCCGGCGCGCTCCCGATGCGTTACGACGGCGATACTATCGCCGAGTTCTCGTTCCTCACGGCACCCGACGATATCGCTCCGGCGGTGGCGTCCACGACCGGCGGCGATGGGCTCACGCTCCTGGGGACGTACCTCTATCGGTGCTGCTATGAGGAGGTCGACGCGCAAGGGCTCGTCCATCCGGGCGGCATGTCGATCGACCTCGCCGTGCAACTCACCGGCACCGAGAACACGGTGACGATCCAGATCCCCACGTACCGCCTCACGGCCAAGCGTGAGTCATCGGTGCGCATCGGCGTGTTTCGGACCGAGGCAAACGACACCGCGGGCGATGTGCCGGCGTTTTACCGCGTGACGTCGCTCAACCCGTCGAGCACCACGGGTCCCAACCGGTACGTGCCGAATGACACGACCGTTGACACGGTCGAGTTCGTCGACCTGTTGCCGGACCTGGCACTCCTCGAACGGGAGCGCGCGTACACAAACGAAGGCGTTCTCAGTAACGACCCGGCGCCGCTTGGGTCGGTGATCGTAAGCGGTAAAGATCGGATCTTTTGGTCGGATCCGACCGATCCGAATCTCGTCCGTTATAGCCAAACGCGACGTGACGGCTACGGCCCCGAGTCCTCGTTCGACCTATCGCTGCGCATCGACCAATCCGGCGGCGACATCGGTGCGATGGCCATCCTCGACGATGCGTTGTTCGTGTTCGAGGAGCGCGCGGTTCTATTCGTGTTAGGGCCGGGCCCGCTCGCGAACCCCGATGCGGCGCCGCAGATCGGGTTCTCGCCGCCGGTCGAACTGCCGACGGATGCGGAGGGTTGCACGCGTCCGCGTAGCGTGGCGCAGACCAGTTCGGTCATCCTGTACCAAACGCCCGACGGCGCAATCAAACAGATCGACCGCTCGCGCCAAGTCTCGTACATCGGCGCCCCCGTCGAAGCATACAACGGACAGACCGTGACCTCCGCCGACGAGATTCCGGGCAAAGAGCAGGTCATCTTTCTGACCTCGTCGGGCCGGACGCTGCTCTATGACCACTTCCACGGCCAGTGGTCGACGTACACGAACCACACCGGCCTCGATGCTACCGTCGTCGGTGAGACGTATCACTACGTGCGATCGAACGCGTCGGACTACCGCGTATTCCGCGCGGACTCGGCGCTCTACCTCGACGCCGGCGTTTCGTACTCCATGTACATTGAGACCGCGTGGATCAAGTTCGCGCAGTACCTGCAAGGTTTGCAGAAGGTCTGGTACGCGCTGATCTTGGGCACGTACATCAGCCCGCATCAGTTGGTCGTGCGCATCGGGATCAACTACGAGAACAACTGGGGCCAGCCGTACGTCATCGACGTTGACGCGGACCACGCGCCCACCTATTACGGCGAGGGCGGCTACGGCGTCGGCGTCTACGGCGGCGACCCGGACACCGTCTACCAGCAGAGGATCCACGTCGGCGCCAAGTGCGAGTCGATCCGGTTCTCGTTCAATGATGCGCTGTCCCCGGCGCCGCAAGGTGCGTCGTTTGAGTTGACGGAGTTGCTCTTGACCGGCGGGATCATGCGGCCGAGCATGGTCTTCGGGGCCGGTCGCACACAGTAGGGAGGCATCAATGTGGACCCCGCAAACAGTGACCACGACAGATCCGATCGAGAAAGCAGCGAGGGACGCTGTTATTGCGAACCGCGAGGCGGCACGTAAGAAGGCACAGGAAGAGCAAGACTTCCTCCAGAACAACATTCGGCAGGGGATAGGCGATGCACGTAACCGACAGGCTCCGCAGATGGTCGGCGCACAAGTTGCTCCTGTGCGCACAATGGATACTGGCCAGAGTGACCAGTTTCGTGCTGCGCAGATGGGACTACTTAACCAGTATCAAGCCATCGCCAATGGCCAACAGGCAGGAGCGGGGGAGCTCGGCGTCCAGCGCCAAGCGCAGCGCGCGCTCGGCAACGCAGCCGGTGCCGCGACTATGGCTCGAGGAAATAGCGCGATCGGCGGGTCCCGGGCTGCGGCCCGAGCGGCCGGGGCGATTGGGCTGGGAGCCGCTGGACAAGCTCAACAAGCCCAGCTGAGTGATCAGGCTGCTGCACGCCAAGCGATGATGGGCATCACGGGCCAAGGTCGCGAGCAAGATATCGGCATCGCCGGCGCCAATCAGCAAGCCGAGAACCAACGCATTTTCCAGCAAGCGGGCATCGACCAATCGACGTCGATGGAGAACGCACACATGAAGCTCCAACAGATGGGGCTCAATGACGCGCAGATCGCGAACATGCTCGGGATGCTCAATGCACAGCGACTTGCCCAGATCAGTAAGCCACGCGAGCCGGGGTTCTGGGACTACTTCACGAACCTAGCGGGGCCCGCCGCCGCCTACGCCTCCGGGAAGAAATAGGCACTGATGCCCATGTTCCAGCCAACGCCGTACGGGCAGATCTGGCAACCCGACGACGCGCATCTCTACGCGCTCCCGGAGGAAGCGATCCTTCCTTCCCCTGCGACGGCGTTCGTCGACCCGACGGGGAGCGCGCCGCCCGTTCCGGAACTGCCGCCACCGCCGATCGGCGGCACGCTCGGGATTCCGTCGAACGTTGCGCCGCCTCCCGAAGTCCTCGAGCCACCGCCGGCGCCGCCTGTAACGCCATGGGGGCTTGGCCGACCGGCGGAGGAACCGGCCCCGCCGCCCGCGCAGGTGGCACCAGAGGTCGCTGTACCGCCGCCGGCCGGCGCCCCGGCGACAGCGCCGGGTCAGGTGGAAAAGCCCGCGTACAAGCCTCCTGCGGGCTCCTACGAGTTCAACGTGGGCGGGGCCCCCGTCTACTTCGACGCGAGTGGCGAGCTCCTCGCGGATCAGGAACTTGCCCCGGCGACGAAAGACGCGTTGCTAAAGCCTGGCGTCCTCCGCGGCCTCGTCGATTCCGTTGGGATCAAGGAGAAGGACCGCGGCGTCGACCTTGCGAACAAGCAGCTCGAGATCAAGCAACGGGTTGACGATCAAGCCGCAGCACAGACACGCGCGAACATGGCCGACGCGCAGCGTGTCGTCGACAAGAAGCAGCAGCTCGTCGATGCCGCGACCATGCGCGAGACCGACGCGATCAAGAAGGGCGCCGACTTCGAGATGGGCCAGCCGGAAACGCCGGCGTGGCGCAAAGCCCTCGCACTCGTTGCGATCGCGCTCTCGGGTATTGCACAGACGCGCAACGGCGGACCCAACGTCGCCTTTGAGATGCTCATGCGCATGACCGAGGAGCAAGCGAAGGAACGCGCCCGAACCTACGCGAAGCTGCAAAGCGACATCGAAGGCGCTCACGGCGCCGTGGCCAACGCGCAGGATATCCGCGACAAGACCGCCGCCGAACAGTTCCGACGGGCGGCGATCGGACAAGAGACGGTTGCGCGCATGTTCGAAAAGGCGGCGCTCACCACGAAGACCGAGCAAGCCAGGGCGGAGGCGAACGCCAAAGCCGCCGAGGCGCGATCCAAGTCGCTCGAGAATGCCGCAGCGGCTGGCCTTGCAGTCGCCGAGTTCGACGAGAAGGTTGCCAAGCGTAAAGCCGACGCCGAACAAGCCGCAAAGGAACTAGCCGAGCGCACACGGGCCGCGAAGGCTGGCGAGGCCACGGCGCGTTTTAACGCGCAGACGGGTCGCCTCGGGTACAAGCTCGACGTACTTCAGGAGCAGAACGCCGAGAGGAACCGGGCATGGGAGCGTGAGCATCCGGATCCATCGAAGGCGCTCGCGTTCGCCACGACGCCGGCCGAGATCCAGGGGCGCCAAGTGGTGGACCTATTTGCCTCGGACGCCGACAAGAAAGCCGGCAAGGCATACTTCTTACAGCCGGACGGTAAGACGCCCATCTTGCTGGACGACGCAACGAACAAGAAGGTCAAGCCCAAGATCTCCGCCGGCATCGAGGTCGCGAACACCGTCGCGGACATCAAGCGGCTACTCAAGAACCACTCCCTATTCGACAAGGGAATCTCGTCGATCCCCCTGATCGGCGCCAGGACGACCGTCGAGCGCGATATCAAGGCGAGGATGTCGGATCTGAAGACATCGTATCAGCGGCTTCGCGACATGGGAACGATGGATGTACAGGGCGAGCGCATCGCGGAGGACTGGGCCGGCGGCGATCCGACGGACATACTGGCCGACTCGTCGTCGCTTGATAAGGCCCTCGACAGCGTCGAGAACTTCGTCAATGCCGATCTCCAAGCAACCGGCATGTTTACGCATCTGGATCGGCCGTGGAGGATCCCGAGGTTCGTCGCAAAGGAAGCTCCGGTCGACAAGAACGTCGACACGGTCTTTAGCCGGGGGGCATTACGCAAGCCGGAATGGAAAAAACGCCAAGATGAAATCAGGAGCGTGCTTGGGGCGGACCCCACGGAGACCGATGAGGAACGGAGTGCCAGCTACGCTGTAAACTCGGCGCTTGAGAAGCTCACCGACGAAGATCTGCTTCGCGCAGCTCGCGAGGGAGAAACGAACCCCGAAGTGCGCAAGGCCGCCGAAAGGGTCGCATGGGGTCGGATGAGGGACCAATGGGCGCTCCCCGCCGACAAGCGGAGCGGGCTCATCGAGAAAATGATGTCCGAGAAGTGGGTGCAGAAGCGCAAACCCGAGCAGGAGAGCGACCTGCGCCGGTGGATCGAACGCATCTCGAAACCGAAATGACCTAGATGCCACCGCAGCAACACTCCCTCATCCCGCCCGGCGGAGGAGATCCGGTTTCGGTCTCCGAGGACGATCCGCGTTACCGGTGGTACCTCCAAAACCGTTGGACCGAGGAGACGCCGGAGGCACTCAGCGAACGGACCGTGTCCGCTCGGCGCGAAGCGGACTATCCGATCGCTGAATCGGTGGCACGTGCCGTTCCGCGCGGTCTTACGTTCGGCGGATCCGATGCGCTGATCGGCCTCTTCGGCTCGGCCGAACAAAAGCTCGATACGATCCGTTCAAAGGAAGCGCACCCGGTCGCGTCGGTTGTTACGGAACTTGGCGCCGGCGCAGTTCCCACACTGTTTACGGGCGGCGCCGGAACCGCCGGAGCGCTTAGCCGTGCGTCGATTCCCGGCGTCGTGGAACGCGTCGGCGCACGCGTCACGGCGCTTGGCGCCGAGGGCGGCACGCTGGCCCGTACGGCCGCCGCTGCCGGCGGCGCGGCGACGGAGGCAGGGATTCAGTCGGTCGCGCAAACGGCCGGCGACGCGCTCCTGCGGGATAAGGACCTGGACGCCGAGGCGTTCATGGGGAATGTTTTTAGGGACGCATCCCTCGGCGCGGGCCTGAGTGGCGCATTCGGCCTCGGTGAGAAGCTGTTCACTCGGGCACAGAAGCTGTTTCCGAACGAGCAGATCACGAAGCTGGCCGGCCGCCAGGCCATCGACGAGGCCGGTAGCACCTTTACGCGCGCCGCCGGCGACGGCAAGCAACTCGATGAGGCGGCAAAGCACGCGAGCCGGATGCGCCGCCAGGCACGTGAGCTACTCGATCCGGAGGCCAAGCGCCTTGCGGATGAAGCGCGCGCGTTACGCAATGACAAGCTCCGCGCGCAGACCGAACGCGCACAGGCGTCACGCGACAAGGCGCTGCTCTCGCTGGAACGCGAACGCACAAAGGTCCCAGGTCGCCGCGCAAAGACGCCCGCGCCAGAGGCGCCTGCCACGCCGCAGCGCGCACTCCCGGCGCCGAAATCCCCGGCCGACGAGTCACTGGAGACGCTACTCACCGGCGGCAAGCGCGTCGAAGCACCCGCGCTGACCGCGCCCCCGAAGCCTGCCGCAACGCCGGACGAGGAGCTCGAGGCACTCCTAGGTCAGAGCGCCAAGCGCATCGAGGCCGGCGAAACTCCCGCCGACCTTGCCCGCACGGGCCGCACCGTAGAAGACGAGATCGAGGATGCCGCCGACTCGGCGGTCGCCACGACCGATCCGGTCGCCCAGGAGCTGCTCGACGCCCGCGCCGAGATGAGCGCCGCCGGCCGTGACATGCACGAAGGTCTCGCTCCCGACATGGCGGCCGTGCGCGCGCTCCCGAGCGAAGGGAAGCTCGCCAAAGCGAAGGCCGTAACGGAAGGCGCTGAACAGGCGCTCCCAAGCCACATCACCGCCGAGCAGTTGATCGCTGCGCTGAAGTCGCCCACGGTAAACCTCGAGCGCGACTTCGCCTACATGATCCCGCGGATCCAGCGTTACGAGGCGGCGAATGCGCGTCTAGTAAAGGCCATGCAGGCGGCGGATGCGGCGCCGATGATCCCATCCGGCAGCGCAGCGCACGCCGCCGAGTATGAGAAGGCCGTCGCCGGCGTGGCCGACAGCCAGATGCAACGCGCGGGGGAGATGGCGGACGACCTAAGCAAGCTCGGGCCGCAAGTCGCACAAGCGACCGCTACGGATGAACTCGCACAGGCGACGCGTGCCGCGACCGAGAGCATGGCGCAACGTACGCGCCCCCTGGCATTCACCCGCGAAGGCGGCATTCGCGGCGCCGGCCCCGAGGGCCCTGTACGTGGCCCAGTTGTCGACGAAGCGGCCCAGGCAGCTGCGGCCGACACGATGAATCGCGAGGCCATGGCGACCATTGGCCTTCCTGACGTCGGGGACAACGGCGCCGGGCGTGGACTCGGCGAGGCCGCCGCCGAAGCGGGGACTGCTCTCGAACTGTTGAACGCAATGGGAATCACGGGCCTCTCCCTCGGCAGCCTTCCCGTCGTCGGTCCGCTCCTGCGCATGTACCTCCTGGCGCGCACGAAGTTCGCGGCAGCGAACAAGATCGGCGGTCGGCTCGGCGTGTCTGCTGAGACACGCATTGCACAGAACGCCGCAGAGGCGACGAACAAGCGGCGCGCCGTGGTGCGCTCCATCCTCGGCGGCGCGGCGAAAGTGTCCGAGCGAGCGCAACGCATGGCGCCGCAAGGCGTGGCGGTGTTGCACCGGGCGATTTTCTCGGATGACACCGACCGCAAGCGGCCCCCACACGGCGACGACCTCACGGCCATCTGGGAACGGCGTCAGAACGAACTCGAGCGCGCATCGATGCCGGGCGTCCTCGCCGATAGTATCCGTCGCGCATCGCCGTCCCTGAACCCTGACATGCAGGCATCGCTCATCGCCGTGGCCGAGCGCCAGGTCGCCTACCTCCGCGAGAAGGCCCCGAAGCCACCACCGAACTGGTCGATCGGCGGGAAGGTGCTTCCGTGGCGTCCGCCCGATAGCGAGATGCTCGAGTATGCTCGCATCGTGGAGGCGGTGAGAGATCCATCGGCGGCGCTCGCCCGGGTCGCCGCTGGCGATGCCGCGGTCGAGCAAATCGAGGCCATTCGGGAGGTCTATCCGCTACTATATCGCGAGGTGCAGATCGACCTCATCACCGAGATGCAAGAGCTCGACAACGTCGAGCATGAGCGCCTCGTGCAGATCGGCACGCTATTCGGGATCCCCCTCGATCCAACCCAAGAACCCGACTTCGGTGCTCGCCAACAAGCCGGCTTCGCCCCCGCACCTCCCGCGCAGCCCGCACCTCCCGCCGGAGCGCAACCTTCGCCGGGCATCACGGCCCCCATTACGCTGTCCAAATCCGTCGCCCCGTCCCAGGGTCGCGCCATCTAAGAGGCAACCATGCGCGTAAATGACTTTGACGTAACCCTGTACAAGAGCGACGGGACCATCGTCCCACAGGGGAACCACCTCCTAACCCTCACTAATGGGACCACGTATTACGCGGAGATCGCCGGCGGTGGCGAGGGAAGCGTGAGCGCGTGGCAGTGGATCTGGGCCGCGACCATCGTCGCCGACATCTCCTACGAGTCGACGAACTTGTCGAACCAAGAGATCACGGTATTCGCCGCTGCGTCGGCGGGATGGTCCGCGGAGTCGACGTCGCTCGACCTCAACATTCCCGGCGGCGCCGCGGGCTCGCACATGGAGCATATGTCGAACTTCGGTGCGCGGCGCCTTCGCGCGAAGATCGTGGTCACCACAGGTGGAACGGCACAGCTCCGGGGGCGGTGTCACGTCAAGGCGCCGGTCTAAGCCATGACAACGAAGCCGACGCCGTCCCCCGCGTGGTTGTACTACCAGGACTGGATCAACTTTCTTGATTCGGATCTGATCGAGTTCCCCAACACGACCAAGATCGTCACGGGCGACTTCGAGACGCTTGGCGGCATTGCGTGCGGCGTTTCCCTCGAAACCGCGTATGACGTGATCGCCGGCGAGGACGTTACCGTCGGCGGTACGCTCTATACGGGCACCGATCAGATCATCGTGCCGGGCTGCGCGTTTCAGCAAATCAACGGCGGCGGCGGCGTGCTCGGTAATACCAGCATTTGGGGCACAACGCCGGCCGGTACCACGCTTCTGGCTCCTGTCATGATCCCGGAAGGGCGCCGGATCACCGGCGTCGACTGGAAATACAACCGGGGCGGCAGCGGCTCGATCGGCTTTGCGATTCATCGCCAGCTGAACGGCAGCCTGCCGGTCGAGGTATACGGAGAGTCCGTGTCCACGGGCACCGGATGGACCACGCTGTCATGGACGGGGGTCGACTACACGCTCGGCAGCGTGGCCGGGTCGCAAACGTTCTTGTATGCCCAACTGACGGCGAACACCCAGCTGCTTGGGTGCGCGATCGTCACGTACGACCGCCTGCACCCGTAGAACCATGGCCGGATACAACTACACCTCCGACAACCTTACCGGCTTCGACTTCGCCGGCAGCGCGTTCACACAGGTCTATGCCGCGACCTTCGCGGACTTGCGAAGCGCGCGCGGTACGATCGCCGTGCTCGCGGGGTATTACGCGGCCGGCGACGGAGGTGGCGGCACGTTCGTGTGGTCAGACGTTGCAGCGGTCGACGACGGCGGTGTGGTGGTGAACCCAACGCCGGGCGCAACCTCGGCCGGATGGCGGCGCCTACTCAACGGCGACCTTCTCAATATCCTATGGTTCGGCGCGCAGGAGAACGAGACGGCGGATGCGACCCGCGAGGCACGCAACTCGGCTGCGATCGCGGCAGCCATTGCGGCAGCAGCGGCGACCGTGCTCGGGCTGACGATGCGCAGGACGGTGTACATCCCGCCGGGTACGTGGTGGTTTGCAGATCCGATCGTGATCCCGCTAGGCCGGGGCCTGCGCATCGCCGGCGCGGGGCCTCTCACGACAACCCTGTGCAACCAACACGGGACCATGTTCTCGTTTGCAGCCGGCGCCGGGCTCATTAGCCATTTTGAGCTGGCGGAACTTGGCACCCTCGCGAGCGCGGGGCGTGTATTTGAGGCCGTCGGATCGTCTACGGGGATTTACCGGCCCACGTTTACGCACGTACAACTCCGCGGCACATCGACGAGCCACGAGCTGTTCTACCTGGAGGACCGTTACCTCCAGGGAGCGCTCTTTGACAACTGCATATTCTCGCACGTTTCCGGGTCGACCGTCCCGGCCGTGTATCTCGTCGGAGACATCAACGCCAACGAGTGGCGGCACTGCGCGGCCGTCTCCTGTGGTCGCTACTTTTTCCGCCTCGAGTCGACCTCGGATACCGCCTGGGTCATCAACAATCAGTTCCGCTCCATCCTCTTCGCGGGCAACACCAAGGGAGCGATCGAAGCGCTCGGCGCCCGCAACTTGCTCGTCGACGAGTGCAACTACAACCTCGGGACGATTAGCGAGAACGTGTTCTCGATCGGCCCTAGCACGAACGCGGCCCCGCTCGCCTCGCAGGACATCACGTTCCGCGACTGCCATCGCAACGCCGGGGCCTTGACCGGCTACGACATTGCGCTCGACGCGTCGACCGTAAGCACCGTCATCGACCACTGCCACGCGGAGGGCGGCACCGCGTACAAGCTCTCGCTCGCCGACACGCCGGTGCTTATGTACGGCGTCCGCGGCATCACGACCGTCGACGGCGACGCGCAACTCACGTGGCTACGCCAGGCGGCGCTTGTGCTCGACAATAAGACAGGCGTCTACACCGGCACCGGCGATCCCAATACCGTACAGGACGGCGCCAAGGGCTCGCTCTATCTCGACGAGACAAACGACACCCTGTACCGCAAAACAACCAACGCCGGCATCCTTACCGGCTGGGTGGTGGTGTAATGGCCGGTTACAACTTCACGAGCGACGTCACGACAGGGTTTGACTTCACCGACGGCGATGGCGGTGGGGGCGGCGGGGGGACGGCGACCGTAACGGGCGCACAACTCGAGAGCTGGCTCACGGATAACGCGACGGAGCCAGTCGGCTGGACGTTCGCCGGATCTGTTGGATCGATCCGCGGCTACGCCGATCCTGTCACCGGCGTTCCGTTCCGCTATGTGCAGCTGTCATGCGCCGCGGCAGCTGATGCGACGATCACTCTGTCGCAGCTGCCGATCACGGACCTTGGCGACGCGCAGCGAGTCGCTACTGAATGGCTCGTGCGCACCGGGCCGGCCATCACGGGCCAGGGCGACATGACCTACTTGGGCGCCATCGCATTCCGTCACGCTGCCGCGTGGGATCACTATGTGGCGATCAGACTCGCGCCGACGGTGTCGGCGAACATCGCAGGGGTGATCGTCGGCAGCTCGACGGTCGCCTTTGACAGCGGCGTGCCTATCGCGATCAATACCACCTACAAATTCCGCGTCGAGATCATAGGCCCTGGCGCCGACCCGGGGCCCGGCGGCAACCCGCGCGCGGTCTTTTCGGTAAACGACGTCGTTTTCGGATCGCAGACCTTCTCGACGCCGGCAACGGACGTTCTTCGTTTGCAGCATTTTCTCGGGAACGGACCGGACAACCCTAACGACAGTTACACCGTATTCCTCGGCCCGCAGGCGGCCAGCTGGAGAGTCCAATGAGCACGACCCCGACCCTTGACCCGATCACTGCCGCCACCATTACGGCCGCGCTCGAAACGTCCGGCCAGTGCACCCTCGGGCCCGGCATGATCGAGATCGACGAGCCCATCCTGATTAAGGGCCCGTGCTCGCTCATCGGCGCCGGGTTCGGCACGCGCCTTCACGCGTCGGGCGACTTCCCGATCATCGACATGAGCCAGGCGCCGACAATCCCCGTCGGTGTCTCGATCAGTGGGCTGCGTCTTACGAGGCAGAACACGCAGAACGGCCCCGGCGGTAACTCGCAATCGCAAGGGATTGTGCTGTGGGGCCAGTTCGTCACGGTGCGCGAGGTCTGGATCGAGGATTGTCTAACAGGAATCCAGTTTGCGACAGGTCTAGGGGTGAGCTCGCAGGTTCGCCTCGATGGGATCAACATCTCCAACATTCTCGCGAACGCGGTCTTCACAGGGATCGACGTCGACGAAGCGACCGACGTGACGCTATTCAACTGCGCTCCCGACGCAAAGCGGAACTATTGCCGACTTAACATCGGCAACTTCGCAACCGACCTGCATGGCTCGCTCGAGGTCTTTCGCACACTCCCGGCCGGCGCGGATGGCAGCCGCTACCTGACCGACCTCGCCGGCGACAACCCGACTTCTACGTTTGCTCCTGACAACCAACCCGACATCCCGCGCAATGTCACCGTCGACTTCGATCCGGATTGGGACGGCGGCGACATCACGGTGATCGGGAAGGACCAATTCGGCCTTGGCATTTTCGAGGTGCTGCCGTCGACCCCCGGCGCCTTTGTCGCCGGCGAGAAAACGTTCGCCACAATCTCGGAGATCCAAAAATCCGCCGTGGGCGCCGACCCGGCGGTCTGCAACGTCGGGATGGGCGTCAGCATCGGCGTCGCCAAGCGCATGATCGCTGAAAGTCCGAATAGTATGCTGTTCGTCGACGACATCGGGACGGGGATCACGAGCGTTAGCCGCGTTTACAGCTCGTTCATTAGCGACGAGGCACCGAACGGGACCCGGCTATTCAAGTTCTTTACGCCTGTGATCGGCAGCTAGGTCGCGTGCATCTCGATCACCCGCGCACGCGGTAGCGATGTCCCCATCGCCACGCGCAATGACTCACGATCTACCGCGCGCACGCTGCGACCCCGGCGACCGGCATCTCGCCGGATAGCGAAGTATTCCGGCTACAAGTGCCGGTCATGCGCCGGTAGAAAGGAGGACATCATGGGCAAGAAAAAGGGCGGCAAGAAGTACGGCTGCTAGGTCGCATGTAGACAAGAGGTCGCACATCGGCCTATGACCACGAGCATGGAGCAAGAGAAACCTGTACTCGTAACGACGGCCCATCGTGGCGTGTTTTTCGGCTACGCCACCGACATCGCCGGGGATACGATCTTTCTGCGCGCTGCACGACTATGCGTCTACTGGTCGGCTGACATGAAGGGCTTTATGGGGCTGGCGTCCATCGGGCCGTCTGACACATGTCGCATCGGCCCACCAGCCGACATCACGTTGCGTTCGATCACCGCCGTGGTCGACGTAACACCGGATGCCGTTGAACGATGGGAAAGCGGCCCATGGACCAAGTAGCCGGCTACGGCTACGGCGACGGCTACGGCTACGGCTACGGCGACGGCTCCGGCGACGGCGACGGCTACGGCTACGGCTACGGCTACGGCGACGGCTCCGGCGACGGCTCCGGCTACGGCTACGGCTACGGCTACGGCGACGGCTCCGGCTACGGCTACGGCGACGGCTACGGCGACGGCTCCGGCTCCGGCTGCCACCGCTAGGTCGCGTACATCTCGATCACGCGTGCGCGTGGTAGCGACGTTCCCATTGCCACGCGCAGTGACTCACGATCTACCGCGCGCACGCTGCGGCCCCGGCGACCGCCGTGGCAATGCACGACCGTTACGCGGTCGGCGGCCTCGAGTAACCCCGGCCACTCAAGGCAGTTGATCGCGACGATCGTGACCACGTGGCCGATGGAGCCGCGTGTCTTAACACCCCGGTCATACGTCGCCGGGAACACCACGAGGTGCCCCGGCTTCGGCGTGGTCGTCACGGGCCGAAACATGGCCTGCACCGGCTCGCGCATCCCTCCGCCGGTGACGGCATATTCGCCGACGGCATCCATGAGCATCGAGTCGGTGTTGATCCAGCCGGCGTACAAGGGGAAGCGCTTGAGCTGGTACCTGTCAATCCCTTGCCCCCAACACGCAACGCCGGTGCAGTCGGCGGTGTAGCGACGATCGGACTCACGCAACGCGAACGGGTGCGCCGCCGACGGGTCACGGCCGCCGGTCTCTCCACGCGCGAGCGAGTACAGCGCCGGGAAGCGCGCATTCAGCTGCTCGGCGGCGAGCTCGTTCAGACGCGCGACGCGTTGGTCGAGCGTGAGCGGAAAGATCGAGCCGTTCACGTAGGCCCGACGATGTGGTGCGATAGGCGGCAGCGGTACAGGCCCGCGCCGAAGGACTCGAGCGACACGTCATGGCGACCACACAGGGGGCCGAGGTCCGTGTGTACGTACGTGCAGACCGCAGGAACTCGTGGCGCCGAGGTGTACAGCGTGGTATCGGTGGAGTCGTCCCGAACCGAGGCCGGTGGGGCCGGGGGGCTAGGGGATGCCTCGGTCCAAGGCGTGCCCGGATCTGCGGGGACGAGATCATCGTCCTCGGCTACGGTGATCGCGAGCATGGCGCTAGCCAGCAGGTGCGCCAAGTGTGGCAGACCCGAGTCGGGATCCTGGACGCACGCCGCCGCAGTGAGGTTGCCGCCGGTGCCGATCGCACGGTTGAGGGACTCGGTCACCGCCGTAGCGTGGCGCAGGATGGCGTCGAGGTAGACGAGGAGACGCTCCTCGGGTCGTACGCCGTCGGGTGGCGGCCCATAGTAATTACCCCGTCGGTATCGAAAATCCCCATATTCCATCGCGCGCGCAGCGTAGACGAGCGCGGCGCGGGGGAGCGTGGACATAGGCGGCTTCGTTGGGCCGCGCAGGGCCGCCTTCTTGTCAGTCACCGAGCCATGCTCCCACGGCGACGCCGGTGCCCATCGAGACCACGGCCAAGATCACCCAGCCGAGTACCGGCGTATCCGATACCCGGCGGAGCTCGAGGTTCTCGGCCCGCAACCGGACTTCGGCCGCTTCGAGGCGCTTCATCTCGGCGTCGAGGCTATTCCAGTGGGCCTCGCTGATCACGTAGACCGGCGGCAGCTCGTAGCGTAGCCCGGATGCGCTCACGAGCTCCGAGGCGCTGCGGAAGTGCAGCGGGGCCGATAGGTCGACCTGCACCGGAACGTCGGCTGTAGCCAGTTGGCAGAGCGCCAGGAGGCTAGTCAACATCGCGCGGCTTCCCGGTGACCTTGCGCAGACCCTGCGGAGGGGTCTTTTGGGCAGCGATCTCACCGGCGATCACCGCCGCTTCGATGCGGTCTTTCTTAGGCACATGCGTAAACGGCCATAGAAACACTTCGATAACGGGCCGCGCCCAGGCCGGCGCCTTGCGGGCCAGCGGTCGCAACAGCGGGTCCACCACTAACTGCTTCAGTAAGCTGTAGCCTCCCGAGGCGCCCACGGCGACCACGAGAGCCTGCCAAGCGAGGCCCCAGCTGGGCTCGCTACCGCCAGTCATGGCAGACGCTGCGGCGGCGCCGAAGCTCCCCACGAGCACGGTGGCCGCGCTGCCGAGCTCCGAGTTCAGCACCGGGAAGCGAGCCGAGCCGTACCTGCGCACGAGGGCCGCGGCGACGACCAGCATGAGGGCCGCCGCCAGGACGGGTCGACCGGTGCGCAGGGCGTCGACCACGGGCTGAAGGAGATCGAGGCCGTCGGGGTCGACGGCAACGGACGTGGCGACGAAGGCGAGGGCAGTAAGCACGGGGAGTCCGATCCAGTCCACCGCCGGATGTGCGTGGGCCGTTAGGGTGTCGTGTCTCGAGTGGCACCGCACGAGCTAAGCACCAGCCCGCACACCACCTGGTAGTGGTGCGGAAGGGCGTTGCAGACGATCGCCAGCACGATGCCGATCGCGACCGCTACACGAGCCCTCGTTCTTTGCGCGGACGTCACCCAGCCTATGGTAACCCAACGAGCGGACAGCCCGCATGATCAGCTCCTCAGTGGTACGCGGCGAGGAACGCCCACACGATCGCGAGAACCACGAGGGTTCCGATCACATCGGCGGCGATGGGCGGCCGAGTCGGTGGTTCTACGTGTCGAACGAGACGCATCTCACCCCGGTGGTTTGACCGCATCTTACTCCTCCTCCGTCTGCCAAGCCATCGTCGGACGGGGCGGGAGTGGCACCGGCCCCGTCGCGTATCCAGGCCAACTATCCGCCGATTCACAGCGGAGTAGTAGGTCAATCCACGACCTGTACACAGCCCGCGCTTGTTCGATTGTCTCGTCCTCAAGCCGCAATACAGTTACAGGGTAGGGGGCGGAATTTTCCACACACACTAGATACGGGTGACGCCACCCTAGGCCCGCGGCGGCGAGGCCGTCCGCGTACCACACGACCTGCGTCGCCCAGTGTTGCGCATGGGCCTGACGCATGAGGCGACGAGGGTCGGAGCTCTGCGTGGTCTTGAGGTCGATCACCGCGTCGGCGGTGTAGGCGTCGATGCGCCCCGCGCAGCGCCGGCCCATGATCTGCCACTGCACATCCTGCTCGTGCTTCGCGCCGGCGCCGAACAGGAGCGAGTCCGCGGTCATGTCGGACGTGATGGCGTGCGCCATGTCGGAGGCGATGGCGTACTCCTTGGGGGAGAGGATGAGCGCGCCGGCGTTGGCCATCGCGAAGGCCTTCCATGCGTTGCCGGCGCGGCGTTGCGTGTATTGCACCACGGGCGGCGTACCGAACGTGAGCGCATGGGCGCCGCTGCCCAGGCGCATCGACAGCGTGTCGTACACGTGATGGTCGAGTGCATAGCGGTACCGCAATGGGCACTCCGCGATGTACTTGAGCACCGAGAAATGGACGTCGCGCTCGGATGGCTCGACGACGGGCCCACGTGCAGCGTTACGCTCCTCCGCTTCGTTCGCCGCCATCTCGGAGATGAGGGCGAGCGAAATGCGGCGGACCGCTTGCTCCTGGGTCTCTTGGATCTCAGGCTCGTCGTCGAAGATCATCATGCGTTACTCCTTGGCCGGTACACCGTCGTAGAACTCGGACATCATCCTGTCAACGGCGTCAATTCGCGCGGAGGCTTTGTCCCACATTGTCTCAATCCCGACGTGCGCCGCCTGTACATGTAAGAGCGCGTGAAGGATGTGAGCGATCTGCTCAAGCGTACAGTACGCTGCCACGCCATCGCCATCGGTGCCGCCGAGAGTCTCGTTGATCGCGTCAAGGTGATTCGTGACCTCGCGCAGTTCGCGGCCAATGTCGAACGCATAGGTGTCGCTCATGACATGCGCTCCGCGAGATGCACCTGTGCGAGCTTGGCGAGTGCGTCACGCTCGGCCGTGACGCGTGCAAGATGGCCGCGCAACGATGCAAGCTCGGCGCCGGCGTCTGCATCACGGCGGGCGATAAGCGCTTCCAGTTCGGCGATTCGCTTACTCAGCTGCGCGTTGCTATCGCCGAGAAGGATGTTGTCGAACTCGGTCGCCGGGACATCATCGACGTGCGGCGGCGTGTATGGTTGGCGGTGGCCGTTGCCGTTGTGGCCGTTCGGGGGCACCGGCGCCGGCGGGGTGGGCGCATCGCCCCATCCTTCCTGCTTCCAACGCCAGAGGGTGGTGGTGGTGGTATCGAGGTCCTTCGCAACCTTGGTGGCGCTCTCGCCGGCGGCGAGGCGGCGGACGGCTGCGGCCTTAAACTCTTCGCTGAACCTGCTCGTTTTCGTCATGGGGCTCCTTGTAGGTGAGGGGGGCGGGAGCGCGCAACTTCTGGGTGCGGGAATCAGTTGCGCTTTGCGGGCTGGCTTGCCTTCGCGCCGACTCCCAACAGCTTGTTGAGCAACAAGCGGTTCATGATTCTTCGCGGCTTCTCCGGAGTCATTTTTGCGCACTTGCTAACGCGCCCTCCCTTCCCGCGAGTGGCCGCGCCACGAAGGATTTCGCACATTGCGGCCTCCTTTGTGGCGAACACCCACGCCGCTCCGTCGCCTTCGTCCCATCCCAAAAACGTATACGCATGTTTCGCTATGGTGCACTTGCCGCTGGGGGAGGCGGGAACGCACTCCGCGTAGCTCGTAAAGCACAGGCCATCCGGGTGCGCACAAAACCACCAGTCCTGCTCAAGATCGTCGGACGTATAACCTTCGGCCCATGCGGCGCTAAGTAGCAATGTTGCCAGGACGGCTACGATTAGTGCGAACTTCATGTCGTGCTGCTATCGTTGGCGGATGGGTCGGAGTGCCCATGGACGATGTGGGTAAGGAGGCACGCAAAGCAGGTCGGCTTTCTGAGCTGCGCGATTGTATCGTCACGCAGACGCAATTCGTCGCAAAGCTTGCTGATCACGCGCGCCTTCTCGTCGAGTTGCGCCCGCAGCCTTTGAGCGTGAAGGTTGCTTGCGTTCATCTTGCGATTGGCGAGGAGCACGGTCTGCTCGGTCACTCCATATTTCTTGGCGACGACCGCGGTCACCACGCCGCTTCGCCACTCGTCAACCATTGCGTCACGCTGTTTTTCCGTCAGCCTCTGTTTCGTCATTACTGCTCCTGTTTGGGTACAGTGTTAATCCCTCAAAACGCGCTCGCTGTCCAATAGCTGCTCGAGTTGCTCGAGGTCTGGCGGCGTGTCGGCGGTATAGACGTCGACCGTGTCCTTCAGTAACCGGTGCAGAATCAGCGGGTGCGGGTAGTGCGGGTCGTGCCACCGTTCGATCGCGGGCGACTCAACCTTGCACGTTGCGCCACGCCGCTCGAGGAGCGCGCGTACTGCGTCGTATGTCACAGGGGAACCCTCCATCGCATTGCTTTATCGAGGCCAATCTTCTGTCGCTGCGATTGCAGCTCGATGCGTAACGCGTATCGGTCGGCGTCGGTGAGCGTAAGGCCGGCGATGTACTGCGCCATGCGGCGGAGTTCGTCGAGATGCTCCATGTCGCGGATCGCGAACATGCAGTTGGAGACGTCGTCGGGGGTTGTCACGACGCCTGCCTCCCGCTCCGGATCTCTGCCGCGCGCTTGGCGTAGCCGGCACGTAGCCGTGCGTGGCTCGCCGCCGTGATGTCCGGGGGCACGCGTGCGCCCACGGCACGAAGGTCGTCCTCCGTTGCACACGCGGCCATGTCGACTAGCAGCGTGTCGATGCGTGCGTCTCCATCATCACGGTTGCCGTTCGCCGCGGGGCGTTGCGGCACCTTCGGCCGGTCATCACGCCGGTCCACCTCGTGGGACTCGTCGACACGCGGCAGTAGCAGGAGGCCGCGGAGGAAGTAGCCGAGGGCATAGGTCGACGCCGTGGCGACGGCCTTGTCATGAGGCCGCCCTTTCTCGGCGATGCACGGCGTTGTACTCACGCACGTAACGGCCTGACCGGATGCGTGCGTTACAAGGTACTCGGCGCGCAGGTCTGCGAAGTAGCCGTCACCCTCACGCGGCACGAGTGTGTGCGACAGGGGGATGACGGCGAGGCCTTCGGAGGCGAGGGCGATGCGTGCCTCGTCGATCAGCGATTCGGCTGAGGCGTACTTGTACTTGTGGAACGCATTGAGGGCGCCTTTGTCGACGGGGTTGGCGCGGGCGATCGCGCGGGCGAGGGCGGCGTTTAGATCGGGGGTCATTTGTCGGCCTCGATTGCGGCAAAGGCGGATGCTTCAGCTTCCAGCGCTGCAACTTGGCCGATCGTGATCGCCTCATACTTCCGACGTATCTCCTCGGAGCGGATCCGTGCAATCACAGCAATGCGTTGCAGGACTTCTGGCGACTCCAGGTCGGCGCCGCAGATTTGCGTGCTCCACGACCTTCCCCTGTAGGTTTTGTCAGTGTCGTACGGCTTCCGTTGGTGGCGGTATTCGTTAGAGCCCTGATCGCTCCAATGTAGCGTGACCCCCAGATCTTCGATCTGATGCTCTTCCTTGATCCAGTAGTCATTGCCCGGAGTGCGCGATGCCGCCATAGCCTGCGCCGCAGGCTCCATGGTCAGCTGGATGCGTTCTAACGCAGCCTTGCGCTCCGCGTCCGCGCGCGCTGTGGCGACGAGGGTGCGCTGATAGGTCGTCTCTTCATTGCTCACGTTCTTACTCCTGTCCTGTGTTGCGTTACGTACTACGTACCGAGCGTGGGTCAGTCCCTCTCATAGCGCGCAACGATCGCGCGCACCTGCCGGTCATACGACCGCCGGAACTCGACCTCCCACAGCCCCGCATCGGCGCCGGCGGGGGCGTCCGGGATCTCGGACACGTCCTCAACCGCCCACCGCACGCCCGAGGGCCAGTCTGACTCAATATCCGCCCAATCATACTCGGCCTGCTCCTCGCCGAGTTGGTGTGCGACGGCGATCACGGAGCGCTCGTGGATGATCGCGACCTCGGCGGCCGAGAGTTCGTCGTTAATCGCGCAGCTCTCATTGAACGCGACGATCGACACGCGAGCGGCGGCGATCAGGTCCGCGGATGTGGCGTAGGTGTCGGGCGGAATCTCGTCGATCTCCTGCGCCAGGTTGCGCAGCTGCGTCGCCGTGAGGCGCGTGCGCGGGACCAGGAGCAACGAGCGGAGGCGGGTGCTAAAGTCGTTTGCTTCCACGGTGTTAATCCTTTATCGACGAAGAGCTGCGAGGTTGACCTCGTAGCAGTCATTGCAATCGCAGGTGTACTTGTGCTCGGCGTGCACGGCGCGGTAGTCCGCAGCGACCATCGCGAGAGTACAGAGGCCGCTCGCAGTGAGGGCGACGGTGTACCGGAGCGACATGACGTCTTTCTCGATCGCCGGACCGCAGCGGTGGCCGCCGACGGTGTCACGGATGGTTTTGCGCAGGCCTGCATTGCTGCGCCCTTCAAAGTGACGCTCGAACTTCCGCTTGGTGGCTGCTTCCATGCCCACGTCATACCTCGCACCCCTGCCATTGGCTAGTGTTATTATCTGAAAGATCGCAGCTATTTCACAACCCCGTGACAACGCTAATGTTTTTAGCCTATATCTTGCATTGTCAATAACGCTGGCGTAGAAGAGATCTTGTGGGACGCCGTATCGACAAGCACACGACCATCCTCCGGTTACGCCTGGGCGCGTACATTCGCGCCGAGAGGCACCGTAAGGAGATTGGCCTCAACGAGTTCGCGGAACGTTGCGACGTGATAAGGGGCGCCGTGACGGCATGGGAGCGGGGCGTCACGTTCCCGGCGATTGACCGCCTGCCGAAGATCGCGGACGCTCTTGGTGTGTCGCTCTTCGAGATCTTGCATGTGATCTACGGCGCGCTCCTCGAACGGCCCCGCAAGGCCGCCTAGTGGCGGACCTGTCGCGTGAGGCCCGCGCGCTGCTCCTCTTGCTCGACCATATGCTGGCGCCCCTCAATGAGCTCGTAGAGCAGAGCTATATACGGTGGGGGCAGAGCGGCATCGAACGCGCCGAGTCGCCACGGGCGACGCCGAAGCCACCGCCGGCGAGTCGCGCGGTCCTGTCGATCGACGAAATCTGGGAGCGCCACATGTCGCGCACCCGCTATGTCACCGAGGTCGCGGGCGATGCGATGACGGGCGAACCGGTGCCGCTACCTGCGGACTGGATCCCATCGCGCAACGCAGCGCTCCTCGCGCGCGACCTCGGCCTCAACCTCGCCGACGAGGTGGCCGAGTTCCGCCGGCTGCATACCCATAGGGGGACGGTGCGTACGCGGTGGCATCAGAGCTTCGCGTGGCACTTGTACGCGGCGGCGAAGCAAGCGGCAGCGGACGAAGCGCAGGTGCCGCTGGCGCTAGGGCCACGGACGTGATCGCTGCGCTCTTTGTGGCAACGGGCGGTTGTTACTTCGGGCTGCCCGAGGTTGATCCATGGGATGAGTCGCGCGATGCTCGGCGTTACACCGGGCCATGGCCGGTCGTCGCGCATCCCCCGTGCGCGCGATGGTGCCGCCTGGCTGGCCTCGTGGAAGCGCGCTGGGGCCACAAGCGCGGCGACGATGGCGGATGCTTTGCCGCAGCCCTAGCGGCCGTGAGGCGCTTTGGCGGCATCCTCGAGCATCCGGCCTACAGTGACGCATGGGATGCGTTCGATCTGCCGCGCCCGCTGCGGGGCGGCGGCTGGCAACGGGGGATGTGTGGCGGTTTTTCGACGCACGTTGAACAGGGCCGCTACGGGCATGTCGCGAAAAAGGCGACGTGGCTGTATGCGTACGGCACGGATCTACCGGCGATGCGCTGGGGCTACCAGGGCGACGCGAGCAGCAATGCGGCGGTAAGCTGGTGCGGGAATCGCACGGGCAAATTTGGCAAACGCGCCAGGGTAGGGGCGACCGCAGGCGCAGCGACCCCCGTTGAGTTTCGCGATCAGCTCGTCGCAATCGCGCGCAGCGCGCTATTGACGCCAACAAACCGAACATAGCGACCACGCTCGATCGCGGCCACGCATCGCGATCATCACCGGCCGTACCTCGCCGCATGTCTCACATGGGCGTGATAGGTCGTCGGTGTGCCATGGGGCAGGGGAGCGCGCCTGTGGGTTGCGAGCGCGCCACGCGTTACCCACGGATGGACTCGTCGATCTGGCGTAGCACCGCGAGGGCTTCGTCCGGCGTCCGGACAATCGACGGCGGCGCCCCGAGCCACGTCGCCCACCACTTCTGTTGACAGGGTGTGAGGCCGCGCGCGTCGGGGCGTTGGCCCTGCGAGGTTTGGCGCAGTGTCTTGCCCGTCACCGTGAGGTGCTTGACCTCGAGAAGTCGATCGTGGCCGCGGTAGCCGACGAGCAAGTCCGGCACGCCGTCCTGTGAGATCTTGGTCACGCTAGCGCCCGCGGCGCGCAGTGCGTCGACGATCGGCCCCTCGTTGGTGTCGCGTTGCGCGAACCGACGCATCCCCATGGCCGGTAGCGTACCCCTGGGGTGCGACACCCAAGGGATGGCGTAGATCGGTCCGGATTGCTGTTCACTTCCGGAGCCAAATTGTGGACTCTGAGCGCGGGATGGGGGAGAACCGCGTGCGCAGCGCATTCGAAGACCACCGGGCTGCAACCCGGTTGTCCTCAGCCTGGATCGAGATCCAGGCCGATTGTCTGCGGAAGGACCGTCATCCTTGCGACAACTAAAGACCGTTTATCACGCGCCCAGGGCGCTATCAAGTTTCTTCGCCACCGACGAGAAACCGGCGTGAAAACGCCGGACTATATCGAGCGAATGCGGGGGCGTCGTGTGATCGACGTCGCGCGAATGTTGGGGCACGAGGTGCGCGAGTCGGCTGGCAAGCCGTCGATCGTTGGTTGCCCGAATCCGAAATGCCGGGCCGCCAAGCGGCACACCAAGAGCGGCGACAAGCGCGGAGCGATCTTCGTCCTCCCCGATGGCACTGGGTGGTGGTGCGTCCAATGCGAGGAGCGTGGAGATTCGATCGCGTTCGTTGCGCTCGACCTCGATGGAACACGTGATCCGATCGGGCCCCAAGCGCGCGAGTGGATGATCGCATACACGGGGGCGGAGCGCGTCGCCGAGCGTGAGAAGCCGCTACCGAAGTACGTCGCCGCACCAACGCCGGCGCCGCGATATCCGCCCACGGAGGAGGTACTCGAGCGGTGGCAGTCGACGCAGTTCGTCACGCGCCTGAAACTGTGGACCGACGAAGAATGGCGCGAAGCGTACCCGCTCCACGAGTCGCAGATCACGACGGCAGAAAAGTGGTTGTTGTCCAAACGCATCAACCCAACGGCGGTACGCGAGCGCGATTTGGCGCGCGTCTGCTGCCGACTGCACACATGGGGTCGTCTCATCGTGCCGCTCTTCGATGTCGAGGGCGTGATGCGGTCGATGATCTACCGCAGCGTTAAAGGCGAGGAGCCGAAGTCGCTATTCATCAAGGGCTATGAGCGACGCGGCCTGTGTTTCGGCGTGATTCCGACGACGCCGACGAAGCTCATCATCGTCGAGGGTGAGAAGAAGTACCTCCAGCACGTCGCCAATGAAACGCCGCTTCCCGACGGAACATCGTGCATCGGGATCGAGAGCGGCGCGTGGACGGATGCGCACGCCGCGCGCCTCGCCGACGGCTCGTCGGTAATCGTACGGACAGATCCGGACAAGCAAGGCGCGTCCTACGCGACGCACATCCGGCGAACGCTTGAAGACAGAGTTAATGCCGGAACCATCCGGCTTGGTTACCAGGGGCTCACTTTCAACCGACAAACAGGTCGGGTGGAGGTGCGCAAGTGAGCGAGGGACCGATGGAGCCAGTGGATGACATCATCGAGGCAACGGGCGAGCTTCCCGGCGAGGACAACCTGGAATGGGAAGCGCCGAAGCCGCCAAGTCTCAAGATCGTCGACGCGCCAGAGGCGCCCCCGCTTAACTGGTATCAACCCGATACCGCCGATTTGCTGATCGGAAATTCAGAACTGCCGTGGGTGAGCTTTCACCTCAGCGGATTCGAGATATCCCGCCTGCGTGTCGGGACGGCCGCGGTGATCACAGCGCCCACCGGCGCTGGCAAGTCGAGCTTGGCGATTCAGCTCGCCGCTGAGCACGCGCGCAGAGTCGGCCCAGTTGTGTATCTTTCGCTCGAGCTCGACGCCGATGTCGTGTCCGCGCGCATCGTAGGTCAAGAGTGCGCCGCCTCATGGGAAGGAGTCCTTAGGCTGTCCGAGGTCTCGCGCGAGGACGTGCATCGCGTCCTCGGCGAACTGCACCGCATGTACACGCTGAGCGAAGGCGATGCCACGCTCGAAAAGACCGAGCGCGCCCTCGGCATCTTGCGCGATCGGTGTCCAGGCGAACCGCCACTCGTCGTGATCGATTACCTCCAGCTGCTCGAAAGCTCCGAAAGAGAGGAACGCACCCGCGTCTCCCGGATCGCCGAGCAGGTCCGGCAGTTCACCGTGCGGCACAAGGTGGTGACGCTTGCGGTCGCACAGACCTCGCGCGGCAACGCCAAGAGTTTGCGAGATGGCGAGCTGTTCGGCGCCGACACGACGTCGACGGCCGCGGAGTCGTCCCAGATCGAGAAGATGGCGACGCGGACATTCTCGATCGGCGGCGTACGGGAGCGAGATGATGGCTGCTTCGATATCGACTTAAATACCGGGAAGTCCCGTTTCGGCGGCGGGGATCAGGTCTGGCCGGCTATCTACAACGGCCGCACGGGCCGCTGGTCCGTCATGGGTGCGGCGTCGTCCGCGACGCAGGTGCGGGAGGAGCGCAGAGAAAAGAAGACGGACGCGCGCGGGCTCGGCACCGCCAGGGCGATCCAAGCCGAGCTAGAGCAGTCTCCGGAGCCACGGTCCCGGGCCGCGCTCGCATTGGCCCTCGGCTTTCGAAAAGCGGACGTATTGACGGCAGTTCGTTCTCTCGTTCAGGACCCGAGTTCAGGTGTCGTCGAGGTACGAGGATCTCGCACAGGCGGTGCTTGGCCCCTGTGGACTAAGAAAAATGCTGATACAAATGGCCTGGACATCGTGCCGCTAGGCGCCTCCGAGTTCACGGACTAGCTTATTCACAGGACCGGTTCCCACCGGTTCCGGACCGGTACGGGAACCACCGTCCGGACCGGTTCCCGGACCTATATAGGTCCGGAACCGGAACCGGTCTCCCGCGGAACCGAAAAACCTCCGGAACCGGTCTAGCCTGGCGTCGCCCATCACACCCCTGCGCTAAGGTTCAGTTGTGGACAAGAACAATGTGGAATTGGTTGGGACAGTAGACCAGCAGCCAAGCTGTAAAGAGGTCGGCAGCGGGCGCAAGCTGACGACCCTCCTGGTGCGCACGGTTGACCGCTGGGAAGCGCGGGACGGTCGCCAGGGAGAAAGGGTGGCCGTGATTCCGGTGACGGCCTGGGGCAATTTAGGCGCAGAGGCGATGAACCGCCTCCGGGCCGGCGATGGGGTCCGGATTGAGGGCCGGATCGGCAGCAAGGCGTACGAGCGGGATGGCGAGACCCGGTACTTCCTGGAGGTCACGGCCAGCCGGATTGAACCGCTGGCCATGGCACCCGACCCGCGGCAGCGGTCTATCCCGGGCACCGATCGACCGCCCCCGTCCAAGCACACGACCCGCTATGCAGGCTCGATGCACGGCGATGACAGTGACATCCCGTTTTGATAGCCGCCTTTAATCCGGCGTCGCCCGGTTAAAGCGATCAGCCGTTTGCTTTAAGGTGACCTTGGGTCTAGCCCACGAGGTCGCCGTAGGCGGCTGAAGTGCCCCGGGCGGGACCGCGGCAGGAGGCACGGTCCAGCTTCGGGTAATCAGTCCGAAGCGTGCCCGGGGCGCGCGCATCTTGCCCACAAGATCGGCGTGCGCGCAAACCGGCGCCCCGATGTTGTGGGTTGACTGGCGCTCGAGTGCCGCCCGGCGGTAGTGGCGTCCACGATACCCCCGCCGTTTCGGTGCCCAATCGTGGCGGTCTGGGGAGGGACAATCTCGATGCACAGTTTGTCCCCCTCGGGTGGGACACATTGCGCGCGGACCTGTCCTCCCCAGCACAAACCGACGCAGAAGAATAGCCCCCTGAACACTCTGCATTCTTCTACGTTGTCAGAGTCTTCGCGCAACCTGCGTTGATCATGGGGGAATCGGCGGACGTCAATCCGTACGGCGGGGCAGATCCGGACGCGCGTCAGCACTGGTGCACGCCGAAATGGCTCGCAAACCTGATCGGACCCGTCGACCTCGACCCGTGTTCCAACGAGCGCAGCCATATCCAGGCGCGCATCAAGTGGCAGCCGCCGCGCGACGCGCTCGCGATCCGGACGTTTCCCACGGGCTGGACGATCTACTGCAATCCGCCGTACGGCCGCGGCGAGGTGGAACGCTGGGTCGCCTCGTTTTCGCGCGCGAACTTCCTCTTCCTGCTTCGATTCGATCCGAGCACCATATGGTTCGCGCGACTCATGAAGCATCGGCCGTACGTGTGGTTTCCTCGCGGTCGCCGCATTGCGTTCGAGCCACCCCCCGGCGTCGCGGCGAGCTCGAACCCGTTCCCGCACGCACTGTTTTGCAAGAGCGAGCCGAACCTCGCGCTACGCTCGGCGGGCTACGTGTTCCGCTGGGCGTAGGGGGCCCCGCGCAGCAGGTGGGGACCGCTACACAGGAGCAGGCAGCGGTCAGGGGATGACCGCGCGAGGCCCGCGCGAATCCTACCATGCTATCTGCAACTGAGTTACAACTGGGTCGTGGGGGTGCCGGCAAAAACGCCGCACGAAATCTTCGGCTCATCCGAGTCGCCGCTCGGCCGTGAGGCGCAGCGCGCTCTCGAGATGTTCGGCACCCTCGGCGAGCGCCTCAACGAGTCGCTCACGAGCGCCGACGGCCTACCATCGCCCGAGTGGGAGAAGCTCGCGGCGACGTACTCCAAGGTCGTCACGGCGTTGCTCAAGGAAGCGCGCAGCTATCACACGCTGCGACTCGACGAGGAACGCATGGGGCATCGGACGCTCTCGCCCGACGAGGAGTCGCGAGCGCTGGTCGATGCGGCCGTGACGCTCATGAGCGAAGACGAGTTCCACGAGGTTGTGCGGCGGAGGGGGAAGAGATGAACCCGCTGGAAGACCCAACAGAGCGAGAGATCGCGTCCGTACTCACCAACACGATAAACGATCGATGGATTGCGGGCGTTACGGAGCTAAAGCTTTTGCACGAGGCTCTAACGAGAATGCTCGCGGCGGTTGACATTGTTCGCGGGCAGCCGGCTCCCGCTGGTCGCGCAGAGCTTGAAACTTGGGCCGACGAGGCGTTCGCGATCGCGCTGACATGGGTCCAGGAGCGTGGCTGGGAGACGCGATGATTCGCCCCGCCCGCGAGTCCGAGCTCGACTACGTCTACAGCACGTGGACGCACGCGATCGTGGGCCGCCAGCGGATTAACTCGCTCCGGGCCAAGCATCTGATCGCCCAAGTCGACGAGATACTCGAGCGCGCACCCACGCTCGTCGACGTACGGGCTAGCGCGAGGCCCGATGGCGAGGTCGTCGGGTGGATCTGTTACACTCCCTTGCAGACGATGGGGGTCGTGCATTGGATCTATGTGCGTAAAGCGCACCGGCGCGAGGGCATTGCACGCGGCCTGTGCGCCGCGGCCCGCGTCGACCTCACGCGCATGGTCCCGTACACCTCCGAATCCACCGCGGCGAAGCAAGCCATTGCGGCGCTCCCGTTCCGCACCCATCACGTCCCGATGAAAGACGTTTTATGACCCCACCGACACCAAAATTTGATGTGCCGCCCGAGTCGCCAAGGCCGGAAGTGTTGCGCGCCAAGTTCGCGCACGAGATCCGCATCGGCACCGTTGAAACGAGCCTGTGGACAAAGGAGCGTAACGGATTTACGTGCTTCGCCACCGTCGGCGGCCTCGTGTTCGAGCACGCACCGGGGATGCTCCTCATCGTCCCATACTCGAACGTGGTGAGCTATGACATTGCCCGGTGACGACGGCATGACGGAGCGCCAGCGCGCCTGTTATGCCGTTTACAACGAGGCTGTGCGGCGCCTGCACGCGTTCGAGCTCCGCAACCGCGACGAGTACGAGCAACTAAAAGGGGCTGCCGCTGCCGCGTTGCGTGAGTTCAATCTTGCAATCGTGAGCGCCGAGTGAAAAGCCACACCGCGCGCCGCCTTGAAATCGTTGCCACCGGGCTCGAGGGTCTGGCGCGCGACGTGCCGCTGCATTTGGCAGATCGAATCATCGCGCTTGCGCATGTAACCCACGCGGTCGCCGCGCAGGTGGACCAGCCGCGCACGCTGGCGCAGGTCAACAAGGACCGCGAACATATGGGACTGCCGATCATGAGCGGACCCCTTCGGGATGGCGAGTAACGTACTCACCGCGATCCGCCAGCGCGGCGAGAAGCTCGCCATCGGCTCCTCGCTGCAAGAGCGCACGGCCGAATGGTTCCCCGAGCAACGCGCGTTCTACGAAGATCCAAGCCGCCTCGTCGCCGCGTTATGTGGCCGTCGCGCGGGCAAAACACGCGGCGGATGTCTGGCGATGCTCCTAGCTGCCGCCACCACCGTTAACGGACGGTTTCTCTACATCAACGAGACCCGCGCTGAGTGCATGAAGCTCGCCTGGTACGGGCTCCGGGGCGATGGGATGTACTCGCTCGCGATGAAGCTCGGCCTCGCGTGCCGCTTCAACTCGACGAACCTGTCCATCCACTTCCCGGACATCGACAGCTGGATCTACCTCCTCGGCGCCGACGACGATGCCGGCGTGCGCAAGGCCCTCGGCCTCGCGTACAACGAGATTTGGTGGGACGAGGCGCAAAAAATCCCCGACAAGCTCGAGCCCACCATCCGCTCGGTGCTCATGCCCACGCTCCTCGATTACTCGGGGCGGTTGCGCCTTACCGGCACGCCCGTGCGCAACATGACGGGCCTCTTTTACGGCGTTACGCGCACCGACGGCGAAGCGTCAAAGGGTTGGAGCGTTCATCGATGGAACCTTCTGCACAACCCGTTCTTCGGGCGTCATGAACTCGCCAGCGACGGAACGTATCGAGTGATCGGCAAGTCGGGCCGTCCACTGCCGGAGAGCTACGCGACGGAGAATGAAGTCCGCGCGGCCGTACATGCGGAGCGGTATCGGTCGGGCGTTCTCGAACTGCAAGAGAGCTTCGGCGGTGCCGACGCCGCCCCGGTCGATGCTCCATTGATGCAGCGCGAGGCGTTCGGTCAGTGGGTTCACGAGGACGCACTTTACGTCTACGCGGTGCATCGCGTTCCACGTGACACACTCACATTCGCACCGGCGCGTTACGCGCCACTCGTCCTGCGCGTGCCGCGCATGGACGGCGACCAGATCAGTCACGACGACGTCGGCTTTCCGAGGTTCCCAGATATCGAGGCATCGCTCGCGGACCTCCCCGGCTGGCCCGAACGTGACTACCTTTTTTGCCTCGGCGCCGACATCGGCTACCAAGATCCGTTTGCGTTCTGTCTTGGTGCATGGTCAGGCCGTGACCCCGTGCTCTACGAGGTCGCCGCCTGGGGTGAGCAGCATCTCGACCAGCCCATCCAGGCCGCGATCCTGCGCTACCTCTGCGACAAGGTCGGCGTCGGGTTCGTCGTCGCGGACGGTGGCGGCAGCGTGCTCCCCACGGTCAAGGGCTGGTCGCGCGAGTGGGTCGGCCGTTACGGTGTCCCCATCGACGAGGCGGAAAAGACGAACAAGGCCGGCGCTATCGAACGCCTCAACGGCGAACTCGTCCGCGGTCAGTTCCGCCTTCGTGTGGGCGGCCAGCTCCTCGAACAGATGGAACGCCTGCAATGGCAGGTCGTGCGCTCCGATGGCGGACGCCTCATCGAGAATCCGCGGCAGCGTAATGACGTGGCGGACGCAGCCCTTTACATGTCACGTCGCTCATTCCCGCATAGGTACCAACCGGAACCGGTTAAACCCAAATACGGTACCGAAGAGTATTACAAGGAACTCGAGGAGAAACTCTTTCATGCCACGCAAGAAGCCGACTCCATCTGGCATTGAGCAAGCCAAGGCAATGCTGCTCTGGGCACGCGATCACAAGTTCGTTCTGTCCGGAATCTCCGTCGACGGTGTCGATGTAACGGTCGGCGCCGACCTCGGTACCGTGCCCAGCAACATCTCGATGCCGAACCCGCGGTCCGAGACCAACTTGATCGACGAGTTCGGGTCGCGCGTACTGGAACGGTTGCGGCGTGATTCAGGTGACACGTCAGTGATTGACGAACCCGAGTAGTCATGTGACCTTACGTATGCGTGTCTGATCCACAGTGGTGGCAGGCGAAACGGGGATCGCCGGAGCTAGCCTCCGACGTCTGGGGACGTGTGTCCCAAATGCGCCTCGGTCGCCGCGTAACGAACGGCTGGGACCTGATCTATGAGGGCATCTATCAGGGCCAGCAAGTAACGGCGGGCCTCGTCGGGCCGACAGGCTTTGAGGCCCCGGCGCTGATGCAGAACATGGCGTCGCGTGCTGCGCCAGCCAGCATCAACATCACGAAGGCGAAGATCGACGCCATCACGTCGCGCATGAGCAAGCACCGGCCGTATCCGGTGATCAGCGCCGAGGATGCGGGATGGACCGAGAAACGGTTCGCACGGCGTACCTCCTCGGTACTGCGCACAAAACTCGGCCAAGCGACGAACGAGTACCAACGATCACTCGTGAAGCGCGACGCGCTCATTCGCGGTACCGGCGTCATGAAGGTCGTGCGTACCGAGCGCAACGGCGTCTATGACGTTGGGATCGAGCGCTGTGTACGCTCGGAAGTCCTCGTCGGTTCCCGCGAAGCCTATTGGGGATGCCCCCGGCAGATGTTCCAGATCCGGACCTACCCGATGGAGGTCCTTCGCGCGTGTTACCCGGAGGCGAAGCGGCAGATCGAAGATCAGGCCACACGCGCCGGGTTCTCCGACGACGGCTGGTATGAGTGGGGTGATGCGTGGGTCGATAACTCGCAGCAGGTAAAGGTCGTCGAGGCGTGGCACCTGCCATCGGGTTACGGAACCAAGGACGGGCGCCACGTCATTACGATCGCCGACAAGGTGCTCCTGGACGAGCCGTGGACGCGGCAGCGTTTCCCTTTTGCGTTCCTCCACTGGACGCCGCCGATCCACGGTCTATTCGGCTCGGGCCTCGTAGCGGACCTGTGTGGCCCACAAGCCAAGATCAACGACGTCGTGCGCGACATCCAGGAGGCGCTGTTCTACGGGGCGCAGCTTACGGTGTTCGTGCCGCGGCAGAGCAAGATCAACAAGGACCACCTGCGCAGCAGGCATCCCAAGATCGTCGAGTACGAGGGTGCGCTCCCGCAATACGTGGCGCCACTCCCCGTGTCGCCGCAGTTGTTCCAGTTTCTCGATTGGCTCCTCAACATCTGCGACGACCTATCGGGCCTGTCGAGGGACTTCCAATCGGGTAATACGCAATTGGGTGCCAACGCATCGGGCCGTGCGCAGATCGTCCTCGACGACATTCAGAGCGACCGCTTCGCGCTCTTTCAGTTGCACGACTCGCTCAGCATGGTCGACGTCGGCGCGCTCGTAATCGACGAGGCGCGCGCCATCGCGGCCGAGTGTCCCAAGAGCGAGCAGG